AAATGGGAATAAGTTGGTGACAACAACGATTATCTATTTGTTAAAGATCCAATCAACTCTCTAACACCAACAGATGCAGAGATCAGAAAGAAAGTGCATGCAACAAAGCAAACATCTATTGATACAATCAAAGAACTAGCACGTATATGCTATTTCAAGATGATTGATGATAGAGAATACATTGCTGAGAAATATGCAGACTATGATTCTTTATCTGAATCTGAACAAGGTGAATACCAACAGAAGAAAGCTTTGTACGATAGTATATTTGAGCAATTCATTCCTGGATTCTCACCATTAGAACAAGCTATATCTATTTATTTGAAACTGAAAGGTCAAACAACTAAAGAAGATAGAGAAGATGGTGATGAAGATGATGAAGAGGTAGATCTTACTAAAAGACTTGACTTTGATAGAAGTGTATATTCTGACCCTAACATTAATGAACAACTAGATCTTAACGAGCTTAGTAAAGAGAGAAAGATGGAGATTATGAATCATCTATCTCTTGTAGGTCAGTTTGGTTCTGAGTTCAAGGTTGAGAAAGAAATCAGTGAGAAGATTGTAGCTAATTCTGATCAGTATTCTACTATGATTATGAGAGACTACTCTCAGATTCATATGATGAATCTAATGCAGAAGGTATATCCTAACTTCAGAAGTAAGTTCTTAACTAAAGACTTAACTGTTAGTGTACCTGTAGATAGAAAAGAGCAGGTTCAGAAGATTATTATTCTTCTAGATTACTCAGGATCTATGCATGAAGATGAGAAACAGGTGTGGGTTAATGCTATATTAATCGACAGGTTCAGATATGTAATGAAAGGAGAAGCTGAGGTGTTCTTCAGTTATTTCGTTTATGACTGTGAAGATCTTCAGTTCCAACATATCAAGGATAGAGATGATGTTATACGCTTTTGGCAAACATTCTCTAATTCACCTAATGGTGGTGGTACAGCAATTGGTGACATAGTTCAATATGTTGCTGATGAAGTGTTGCATAGTCGTAAGTTACATAACCTAGATATAGATCTATCTGAAGAGAAACCAGAGATATTAATCATTAATGATGGTCAAGACTCTGTAGGTACAGATGAGTTTCCATACAAGGTTAATGCTATCTCATTGATGTCATTCAGTGAAGAACTTAAAGACTTGTGTCTTGCTACAGAAGGTAAACAGATTGAGATTACATATGATCTTGAAACGTTTGCTTATTCTAAAGAAGCAGGAAAGCAACAGCTTAAGAGTTAATTGTTTGTTTTATTAATCCCTGTGATGTATCTTTGCAGGGATTTTTATTTAATCATTTAAACCAACAAGTATGAAAATTTTATTAACATTGCTGATTGTCCTAGTATGGATATTTTTAGCATCATTCTTATTCAACCATTTCAATTCGTGGATAGGAATAGCAATTGCAATTGGAGGAGTTGCAACCTCAATTTATTATTTAGAAACCAAATTTAAAAACCAACAGAAAAAATGAAAAAAGTATTAGGATTAGTATTAGGTTTGATGTTATTAACATCATGTGAGCGTGTTGCCCCAAATTATTATGGTGTGTTAATGGAAAACTATGGTAAGAATGGTAAAGAAGACTATTCTAAACAACAGGGTAGAGTGTCTACAATGTCACCAGGTACAGAATTGTTTCAAGTTCCAGCATGGGAACAACGTGGTCAATTTACTGATGAAGAAGGAACAGAGAGAACATTAAACATTAAAGCTGCAGATAACACAGCATTCTCATCTAAACCATTGTATTCATACAAAGTGATACCTGCAAGTGTGGTTGATGTTGTATTCCAAAACGCAAGACTTGGTTCAGGTGATGATTTTATGAAAGCTTTACAAGATAATGTATTAGAGCCTCGTATTTATGACATCATTAAAGAAGCATCAAGAGCTTATACAACAGATTCATTAATGGCTAATGGTGGTTCATTGAAGTTTGAAAGATATGTTCAAGATATAGTTAGAAAAGAGTTTGAGAAATCAGGATTACAATTAATCAGCTTTAGTCTTAACTTAGATTTCTCTAGTAAAGTGAAAGCAAAGATCGATAGTAGAAATGAAGTGAACACAAACATTTCTGTATTAGATCAACAGATTGCTGAGCAAAGAAAAAGAAATGAACTAGAAACATTAAAAGCTGAACAAAACAAAATTAGAAGTGCTGGTATCACTCCTCAGTTGTTGCAAGAGAGAGCAATCAACAAATGGAATGGTAAGTTACCAAGTACATACTCTGGTGGTTCATTACCATTTGTTAAGACAGTTAACTAAAGAATAAATATATTTGTATAATCACTGGGGACTATAAACGCCACATAGCAGTTTAAATAGTCAATGTATGTTTGCGTATCATTGAACTTACCTATATTATACAGTTGATCATTGGTCAACAACACAACAATTGATACATGCCCTCACACGAGGGAAAATGGGCTCGACTGGAATTGACTGGTTATTATAGATTATACAATTCAGCCAGAGAGATAACTGTAAACTAAGGTGAATTATTTTAAATGGCAAAAACACAAGTCGTGTAGTGGCTCTAGGAGCAAACGCACAAATCGAAGCTAACATGAACAAAGTATTCTCATTATTGAATGAGGATATTATTTTTGAGGTAGCAGCCTAAATTACCAAGATTTCTCTATTAGATTAAATAGAGTGGTGGGAACGTTAAGCCTAGCTTGACCCTATAAGCTGTATAAATTGTATTAATGAAAGTAGTTTGGACAGGAGTTCGACTCTCCTCACCTCCACTTCCACAAAAATAACTGTGCACTTCCATTGTTATTCCAAATATGTTTCTTATATTTGTATTATTAAATTGATACAACTATGGATAAGTATAAAAGAAAACAAGAAGAAGTGCAGTGTTGTTATTGTAAAACAATCTTTAAGAAAGATGTATCTGAGATAAAGAGAAGCTTAAAGGTAGGTAGATTACATTATTGTTCTATGAAGTGCTCAAAGAGTATTCCTTCTAATATAGAACATTTGAACAAGATTAATCCTAAAGATACTACACATCTTATTTCTTGCAATAGAAGAGATCAGTTTAGTGACTTTAGAGAACATTTAAGAAGAGCTAGTAGAAGAAACAAGTCTTTTGACTTATCTTTACAAGATCTAAAAGATCAGTGGGATAAACAGAATGGCTTATGTGTTTATTCTAAGGTTCAACTTATACATCCTACAGCAGGATCTAATTGTCATCTGTACACAGCAAGTGTAGATAGAATAGATTCTTCATTAGGATATGTAAAAGGTAATGTGCAGTTTATAAGCATTGCTATGAACCATATGAAAGCAAATATGTCTGATGAAGATATGTTTAAACTATTAACAATATTAAAGAATGTTAAATGTTTGAGTGGCGAAATGGTAGACGCTAATTGGGTTAAGTGTACTCATAATCCAAATAAACTCGGTACACATACAGGTTCAATTCCTGTCTCAATCACAGCAGTTGCTTGATGTCAAATATGTACAGCAACAGACATTGGAGAAATTTGGCTTCTCATGAATGTTAAGTCCTTTCCACGCAGAGAAGGAGTTGAGTACTTATAGGGAAGAAATGTTCCTAACCTCAACAATTGACATCTCCCAAGGGAGAAAGTCCTATTAAAGCCTCTGTAATGGAGGCTTTTCTTATTTTGTATTAATCCTTAATAACAATAGAAATGAAAACAATTGAATTACAACCAACTGAGTTTTATCAGTTCAGACAATTAGCATTCGCAATGAGTATTGCGTTTGTATGTACAATTACACAAGGTGTGTATATTGTAGAAGCCAATATAGACCAACTTCAACAGTTGGGTTATTAAGGAGGGCAAAAGGGCTCTTGTGTAATAGCAGGAGCCTAATTGTTTAATCAATAACAAAGTTATGAAAAGAGAAGAAGAAATAAAGATTCTAATTGATTATTTGAAAAATGATGTTTTAAGTGCATCAAAGTATCCTACTATATTATTAGATACTATTGTAAAAAATGGTAAACTTATAGAATCTTATAGAATTGAATTAGAAGAACTTAAAAACAAACAAGATGATGAATAAATTTGAATGTAGTGAGTGTGGTACAAAATACAGCTCACCAGAAACAACACCACCTCCAGGAATTAAGTGGAGTGATGGACATGTATGCACTCCTAAACCTGTAAACAAATAGAATATGAAACCTATACATAAACTAAATAATGGTAGAGGTGCAACATTGTGTCACACTTGTAGTGTAATAATCTCTACAGGACTAACAAAAGATTTGTATTGTGAGAAATGTAAACCTAAACAAGAAACACTTGAAGAAAATTGTACTTGTACAGATGAATGTCTTGGTTATTTAACAAAAACTTGCAAAAGAATTGAAGAAACTGCTTTAAGATTATATCCTAATAGAGAATCTTTTTTAGATAGGTTTCAAGATATAGAAAGAGTGGCTTTTATTAAAGGTTATAAATTAGCACAAGAAAGAAGTTATAGTGAGGAAGATATGAAAAGAGCATTTTGTAATGGCGGACAGTTAGATTATTCTTTTTATACATCTACGGAATTTAGAACTAAGATGTTAAATAAATGGTTTGAGCAATACAATACAGAACTAAAACAATTTAAAAAGAAATAAGATTATGAAACAAACAGCAGTAGAATGGTTAGTAGAAGACCTTGGGGTATATTTACCAATTAGTATTACAAGTGTTCAGTTATCTATTAACCAAGCCAAAGAAATGGAAAAGCAACAGATTATTGATGCAAGAAACAACGGTTTTGAGGCAAGTGGAGAAGGTTGGAACGGAGAATATGGAATAAAAGATTTTAATTTTTTAACAGAAGAAATAGAATCAGAACAATATTACAACGAAACATTTAAAAACAAATTATGAAAAAATTAGCATTAATATCAGTATTATTGGCAACCATGTTGAGTTGCTCAAAAGACGAAATAAAAGAAGAAGTGGTAAAAGATTGTTATTGTGATAGGGTAGTTGAGGTTATAACAATGAATATTGTTAATGGGCCAGGTAGTGTTGGAGTTACCAAACTATATAAGTACACAACAATAAACGATTGTACAGGAATACAAAGAGAAAGTAGTTTTAGCACTCAGAGTGCTTCAGTAGGACAATGTAAATAAATAACAAATTAATTAAAAAAGATTATGGAAGATTTAATAATATATATGTTAATTGCATATAAAATAGGTTATGTTGTAGCATATTTTTGGAAAAACCGTGCAAGTTCTTATAATTATAGAATTAATGGTAAAAAAGAAATTAAAAACTACATGTTAAATAAGCAATATTGTGAGTAAAGAAATAGAATTAGGAATCAGAATCCAAAGTATATATCTAGAGGTTAGTGGAATATATCATCCAGAAGAACCAGGAGAACGTTATGATGGTAATATGACTGGTACACCAATGAGTTACGCTGAGTTTGAATTAGAATCAGTACACTTAGAAGGTATAGACATCATTGATTTGATTAGTGATGCTGTATATGATGAAATTATAGAGAAAGTAATAGAAAATCAAAAAGACTAAAGTTATGAAAATTATAGATGGAAAATGGCAGGATGACCTAGGTGAACCTGTAACAGTGTTTAATTACAATAAGATAAAAGAGATTGGTAACAATCTTGTAAACTTATATGGTGAAGATATTACATATAGTAGAATCAATTTGATCTCCACTATAAAACAATTAACACCTAAAGAAGAGAAAGATCTTGCTTATGTATTAAGTCAAGAGGGTGCAATATCTAAACTAGCAGGATATTAATTATGGCTTGGTATATATTAGATAAAGATAACAAACCTGTAAAGTCAACTATTGTTGATTGTGGTAAATGGTTAGAAGCTAATCCAGAGAGAAAAGCAGTTAACCAAGATATTATTCATGATGAATTTGTATCAACAGTGTTTCTTGGATTAGATCATGCTTGGGACAGTGATATACCAGTATTATGGGAAACTATGATATTTGGAGGAGAACATGATCAATATCAAGATAGATATACATCTCATGAAGATGCTCTTGAAGGACATAAAAAAGCATTAAACTTAATAATAAAAGAATAAAATGGCAACATTAAAGAAAGCAATACAAGATGTAATTGATAACACTAGTGATGTGTTATACAGAGAAGAAGTTTATATCAATAATAAACATGAATATGATTACCATAAGCTTCAAGTGACACCAGAAACAACAGTTCATACACTATATTATAGCAATGATGAAAGTTGGTCTGGAGATATTAGAAGTACAGTTGCTATGCAATTAATAGATACAGGTAGTGGTATAGAAATCATTGGTGTAAACTCAAAGAAAGAGATTAACTATTCAGAAGCTGAACAACTCCATATTCTATTAAGACTGTCTAGCGATCATTCTGTATATCAAATTGCTGCACCAACACCTAAATTAGATTTCTAATGTGGTATCCAGCAGAAATTGCATTAAAAAGCTATCTTCCTCTTGAATTAGAGGAGGGTATGCTCTTTGTCAATAGGATATTTCTTGGTGTTATTGAACCATATGTTGAACTATGGCAGCTTGAAGAGATTCCTGAAGACATGGATGAATTTATGGCTAAACATGGTGCACCAGTAGAACTATTAATTGTTGATGAAGATGGTGATGTTCTTGCTACAGATGAAGAGATTGGATGGTGGGATGAAGGAGAAGACACAGATGAACTAAGAGACATCACATTAGATGATATTAATCTAGTGCTAAGAGCATGGGAAGGTTATCTAGCAATAGAAATAGATGAAGAAACAGAAACTCCTGTAATAATGGAGGATAAAGTGGTATTAAGTCTTGATCAAGAAGATATTAATGATTGGGATGTAACATTAAACGATGGATTAGAAGATTATTAATCATGGCTGAAAGAAAGAAAACTTACATTGACTCAAGCAACAAACATGTTGTTAGAGAGTTTTTAATCCAAAGATTCCAATTTGAATCAGTAGTTGGATTAGCAGGTCCAGACATCAATGAGTATCTAGTTTATCTAGAGAGCAAAGGATGTACACAATTTGAAATTTATGAGAATAACTCATCAGTAGCATTGCAACAACTATCTAAAATTAGATCAAAATCTAAGATAGCATTGATATGTGGTGATATTCTTAAAGCAAACCCTAATAAAGAGAATGTATTGTTTGATCTTGACTTCTGTGCATCTGTTAGATTCTTAACAGAACATATTGCTAAGTTCAAAAACAATTTCATTATGACATTTAGTACAAGAATTGGTGTACAACAAACAGTTGATACATTCTTTAAAGCTAGGAAAGAGAAAGTGTTGCATAGTGTTGATGAATTATTACCTATGCCTCATACAATTTACACAACAAAAAAAGGAAACTATTTATTTATTAAGTATTATGACACATCAGCTATGTGTTGTTTTGCTAAAATTTAGAAATTATGAAAAAGAAATTAACACCATGGCAATTAGATGGTGATGCTGAATATTTATG